TCTGGTTTCGCCTGTTGCGTTGATGGCCCGCTGCAAAGCTCCGTAGCCGCTTCCGCCGTGGATCTCCGGCTGGCCTATGCCGTCCATCGGGCTTCCGCCCGTGGTCGCGCCCGGTCCGGCTCCGCCCGGCATCATCTGCTGGGCCTGCATCGCCGCCTGCCGTCCTTTCAGCTCCGTGAGCAAAGCGCGGCGTGCGGGGATATATCCGTCCGGGATACGTTCGAGGTACTGGATCGCGTCGATATGCCCGTCCCTCAGAAGGTTGTCCAAAGTCTGGATGGAGGCGATCTCGCTGTAATAGCTCGACGCGCCTACGTCCAGCTTGATCGTCATGGGATGCTCTTTCAGCGTGGAGAAGTCGAATTCCATCTGGATCTTCTCCGGGAGCTGGATGCCGAGCGCCGCCGCGTTCTGCATCATTTCCTCCGGCGGTTCCATGTCCACCATGCGCTTGCCGTAGTATTCGCCCATGAATTCCAGATAGATGCGGAACAGATCCTCCACCGTCTCGTAAAGGTTCTGCTTGGTCAGCTCCGTCGGGGTCGCCGCCGCCCGCTGCAGGGCGATGATGGCGCTGGTGTTGTCGGCGCGGCCTTCGCCCATCGCCGTTCCCGTCGCGCCCATGCTCTCCTCCGTCTCCTTCACAAGCTGCGTGATCAGGTTGGAGATCATCGGGTTCAGCGGTGCGCCCTCAATGACCTTGGCCACGTTGTTGATGTCGCCGCCCGCAATGCCGATGGCCGAGCCTACGCGGTTGTCCCACTTGGAGACAAGCGTCTTGTTGTAGACGATCTTCGGGAACGTCTCCTTGATGCCGTGCAGGACGCTCATGGCCCACATCTTGTTGACGCTGATCTGGTTCGGGAGCAGGCCCGTGATCATCGCCTGTCCGTGGTAGCAGTCCTTCACGTTGTCCCAGTTGAGCCAGGTCACGGGATACAGGTGGATACCGAGGTTCCACGGTTCCCGCACGGTGCAGTCCTTGCAGCTCTCATAGGCCCAGACCTCGCCGCTGTCCTCGTCCTTCCACAGGGTCAGGATGACTGTCGTCTTGTCGTCGGTCAGCTTCGCCGCGTCCGTCTGCATCGTCGCGTCGGTGTCGGACTGGATGCGTTCCCAGTTGTCCACGCCGTTCTGCCTGGCCTTCTTCTTCACCCGCCGGGTGATCTCCCGGCTCACGATCTGGATAAACGGCTGCGTCTGTACCTGGCGGTCGTTCGGGTTCCCGAAAAAGACCCGCGTGTTCTCGATGATCTCTGTGCGGATTTCGCCCTTTCTTCCATACCGGTTTTTCGCGGAGCTGTCCCAGTAGGTGTAGGTGCAGCCGTCGCCGTCCACCGCCGCGTCCCTCGTGAAAACGCGCAGCATCGACGGCACCCGGTTGCGCTCGGCCAGCGCCACAAATTCATCATTCACGATCCGCACCGGCTCAATCAGAGAATCCGGGTTTGGGGCCGCTGCCAGAGGGGAGGCGTTCACCGTGATGTTGTCCGTCGTCACCGTCGCCGTCGTAAAGCCCACCACCCGCTTGAGATAGTTGACCTGTGTCGTCGGCAGTCCCTTGGCTTCGATACCTTCCCATTGCTTGCCTATATAAAAATTTTCGTTCGCCTTTACGGTGTCGTCCAGCCGGATCGACTGGTTGAACTCCTGCCCTTTTTCGTAGAGCTTCCAGGCGCTGTCATGGTCGGGCTGGTCCGATTTGCCGAACAGGCCCAGAGCTTCTTCGCTCATTCGCTTTCACCTCCGCCCATTGCCACCGTGAGGTCATAATTGGCGATTTCCTCCAGCCGGTCGGCAAAGGACTTTTCAAACGCCGCCTGTTCCCGCAGCTCGTCCAGCGGAAGCTCGTCCAGCGTTTCTCTCATGTCCCGGACCTCGTTGCTCAGTCGCGGTATATCTTCCAGCAGCGGTTTAACGCCTCTCAGCGCCGTCTCCGCCGTTTTCAGCCGTTCTCCCTGTTTCCGTACCACCCACGTCAGGAGCAGCACAGCGAACGCCAGAAGCAGCATGGTAAGGCTCTGTATCACATCTACCGTCATTTCTGCCCTCACTTTGCCGCTGCCACGCCGCCGACGCCGACGAGATTGATCGTCACTTTGCTCTCGCCGCTGTCCACGGGGCGGTCGGTGTAGCCGCCGTTCTCCGCCTGTTTCAGTGCGTTCAGACAGCCCTGCGCCAGTTTGTTGTCCGATACCATCCGCCCAAGCAGATAGCTTTCGCGGTTGAGCTGGGCAAACTCGAACACCTCGCTGTATTCCTTCGCCTGGTCGCAGGCTTTGTCGTCGCACCAGCGGTTCATCGTCGTTCGTCCGATGCCGAGATACAGCAGCATCTGCGGCAGCAGGGGCGGTGTGCCTTTGTTATCGCACTCCTCAAGGAAGCTCTCGATCTTGGCTTTCAGCTCTTCGGGAGAATACTTCCGGTCGGGGCCGCGCTTCTTTCCTGTCTTCTTTTCTTCCTGGTTGGTCTCGGCCTGTGTCGGCTCGGCCTTTTTCCCTCTGGGCATCCTTCTCACCTCTCATCCTGCTATGTACTCTTCCGGGATCTCCCCGCCGCACATATAGCTCTCGTAATCCTGCTGTTCGTCGTCCTCGTCCTCGTCCTCGCTCTGTTCCGCTATCGCCGCCTGAACGCGGGAGATGCAGAAGTAGCGCGTCGCATCGACCGAGTGGGTTATCTCATGCGGCTGCTTGGCGCAGTCGTTCGGGTTCTTGTCGTCCGCCTGAATGCTCTCGATATCGGATATCACCTTGTTCAGGTTGTCGAAGAACATCAGGCCCGGCAGCTCCTTCGGGGCTTTCCCCTCCGGCCACAGTGCCTTCACCGTCGGGTCCTTCAGCGGGATCGGGGCCATCATCTCCAGCATCAGCATATGGCCCTGTACGCGGTTGTTGTCCGCCCTCACCAGCGGTACGCCGTTGAGCGTGAACACTTCCGCCATCGTCTTCTCCGCGATCTTCTGCCGGTTCCACATATCCGGCGGAGCGTAAGTCACAAGCACCTTTTCGCTCGGCAGCGTGTGGTTCAGTATCGCCGCCGCCGCGTCCGATACGATCAGGTCCTTCTGTTCAAACTCCCGGTAGCACCAGCACCGTCCGTCCTCGTCCACCGCCCACCACATGCAGGCCAGCATATCCAGGCCGTAGTCAAAGCTCCGGTAGCGCATCCAGTGCTTTGGGATCGGGAAGGGCTTCACCGCGTGTTTCTTCCGGTTGAAGTCCTTGAAGTAGTTGCCGCCGATCGCGTCCCAGTCGCCGTAGCGGTAGGCTTTCGCGTTCGGCATCTTCGCAACGCTGTGCAGATAACCGGGGCTGTTCTCAACCATGACCAGGTTGTCTTCCGCCGTCGCAAAGATGAATTTGTAATCCTTCGGGTTCTCGTTCTCTTCCGGGTTCTCCGCGTCCGTCACATAGTTGCGGTCGATGAACAGCCGCTTCACCCAGAAGTGTCCGACGCCGCCGGGGTTGCACGTCAGGTACATTCGGCGCGGTATCTTCGTCGTGCCTCGCAGACAGCCGCCCAGAAAGTTGTAGGCGCGTTCTGAAAACTGCGTCGCTTCGTCGATGAAGATCCAGTCGTACTCTTTGCCGTTGTATTCGTTCTCCGATTCCTCGCCTGTCCAGTGTCCAAACTTGATGTAGGAACCGTTCTCAAACTGCATGATGTGGGTCGTGCTGTTGTAGCTCGCCATCGTCGCCGGGACCATTGAGCAGATCGGGCGGATGTGGTTTTCCTCAAGCTCCGGGTAGTGTGCTCGCATGATCAGGATCCGTATCCCCGGATATCCGACCATAGCGCCCAGCAGTGCCTTGACTCTTACCGCCCAGGTTTTGCCGCCGCCCTTCGCTCCGCCATAGCAGATGCGCGGCTCCGTCGCCTCGAAAAATTCCAGTTGCTTCGGGTTCGCCTTGCCGGGGTCAAATACCAGCTCCGTGCTCCCGCTTCCAGCTCGCCTCTTCGCCATATTCCCACTTTCCTGACTGTTTAGTTGGTTTCTAAATGGCAAAAGGCCCGGAAGCACCGCCCGATCCTGCGTCCCCGCATCAAGCAGCCACCTCCGGGCCTCGCCGTATTAATGGAATCTCACAAGCATACTCGGGAACGGCGCATTGTTTTCACTTCCGCCGAACCTCAGCCTCCCTCGTATGAAGCTGATTTCGCCCCTCATGCAGTAATCGTGAAACCATCCCGCATCCGTTCTGGCCGGTAACAGCAGGACCACTTCGGTTCCCGGTTTCTGCGCTTCTTCGTATGCTTTCTTCACCCAGTCCTTTATCGCTCTCCCATAGGGCGGATTGCAGAACACGGTCTGCCCCCCCAATTTTTGGAAAGTCCGTCATCTTCTGGAGTGAAGTATTTCGCGCATTTCGCGTTTTCTGGCAGCGCACACGGGTCAAGCGTGAAGTGGTATTTCCCGTCAAGCTCGTCAAACAATGCCTGCGGTGTTTCCCATACTTCCGTCTTGCTTCTGTCCATGTAGGCCATGACGCGCCGCCCTTTTCGTTTTGTTCGCAGATCAGGGCCTTCCGGCTTATGCGGGTTTCGGCCACGTTCCGCAGAACCACGCCGACCTGTCACGATCTGCTGTTTGGCGATTTTCACGCCGCTGCTTCCTTCCATCCCTCACGCACCTACCAAATGCGCAGCAGCCGTGGGGCCTCTGGAAAGGAGGACAAATAGAGTGTCCTGGTGCCGGATGCGGGCCTCGAACCCGCCGCCTCCCGGTTCTATGCGGCACTCCCATTTGTTCATGCCGCCCGGTGACTACCCTGGTTAATCCAACTTATTGGTGCCGGGATACTTCCGCCTCCCGGCAGGGCGGGTAAAGGAGGTGTCTAGAAAAACCAAAGCGCAAACTCAACCCGCCACCTAAATACCAGATACCTGTACCAAAAGTCAAGCATTGTACTTGTTTCGACCGTCTTTCCCACGGAACTGTACTATTTTTTCGCGCCCGTTTTCAGAAATCCCCCACCCCCTTTTGTAGCCCCCCACCGGACATCCCATGTCCTCTCCCGCTCTCTATCCCGCGTCCTTCCTTGCCCCTTGCACGGCTAACGGACACGTCATGTCCTCC